TGTCTATTTGTCTATTTGTCTATTTGTCTATTTGTCTATTTGTCTATTTGTCTATTTGTCTATTTGTCTATTTGTCTATTTGTCTATTTGTCTATTTTTTATTGCGTTGTATATTTTATATTTTTTAATTTGTATTATAGTATATTATATTATAACACATATCATACACCAAATATCACATAGTAAATAATAAATATAAATGAGTGTTGGATTAGAATTAGCAAAATTTGATATGAGGTCGATTAGTTTTAGACCCGATGAAAATAAAGGCCCCGTTATCGTTCTTATTGGTCGCCGTGATACAGGTAAGAGTTTTTTAGTAAAAGATTTAATGTATTATCACCAAGATATTCCTATTGGTACTGTAATCTCTGGCACGGAGGCAGGTAACGGATTCTTCGGTGAACACGTCCCCAAGCTTTTCATCCATGATGCATATAATACCGCTATTATTGAGAATATTTTAAAACGACAAAAAGCAGTTTTAAAACAAATGAAAAAAGAGATTGAGACATATAAGAGAAGCACAATTGACCCACGAACATTTGTTGTTTTAGATGATTGTCTCTTCGATAATAAATGGACAAAGGATGTTATGATGCGTCTCCTCTTTATGAACGGACGTCACTGGAAAGTGATGCTTGTGATTACTATGCAGTATCCCCTAGGTATTCCACCTAATTTAAGAACCAATATTGACTATGTTTTTATTTTACGTGAACCCTACATCGGAAATCGCAAAAGAATATATGAAAACTATGCGGGTATGTTTCCGACGTTTGAAAGCTTTTGCCAAGTGATGGACCAGTGCACTGAAAATTTTGAGTGCCTTGTAATAAATAACAACGCAAAGTCGAATAAACTACACGACCAGATATTCTGGTATAAAGCACAAACACATGGACCATTTAAATTGGGTGCAAAAGAGTTCTGGGAAATGTCCAAAGATATTCATTCTGATGAGGAAGAGGAACAATATGACCCGTCGAGTATTAAACGGAAAGGCCATGGGCCGAAGATTCAGGTGAAGAAAAATAAGTGGTAGTTATATTTTAAAAAAGTGATATAAAGTTTGTAATTATTTTATGTATATTTCTTTATAGTAGAGCAAGTTATAATTTTTTACATTTATTCCCATCTCTTGTAGTTTATAAAAATCGGTTTTTAGTCTATACATATACCACGCTTTTGATGCTACTCTATACAATAAATATAAAACTATAATTAATGCTGTCAGTGTTAACAATATAATAGTAACTTGAATAATTTTATTATCACTGGGTAATGGCAATAATTTAAAACAATTATTTACTATATTCTTTTTTTATTCTTTTGTTCATAATTGTTTATAATAATAAATATTATAAGTTAATAGTATACTAATATACTAATATATAATATTTACTTTTACGTGTAAATATTATATTCCATTTACCTCCCATATCCCCGATAATCCCGATAATCCCGATAATCCCGATAATCCACGATATTCTTAACTCGTCAAAAATCATTACATATTATTTTATTTTGGCGATAAATTGCACCTAAATTCTTCTGTGAACATATCGGTGGCTGATACTTGCTTTTAAGAAAATAAGGCGTATCAGATATGCCGCGGTATGCGCATGCACTTGCACCCTCGGTGCCAAACGCCGCACGCAATGACGCCGCATTTTTATTTACCGCAGTTTGTTTCAGTCGGTCAATTCGCGTGCTACTATCTACTGCACCTTGACACGAATACTGACGATTTTTGGGCTTAAAAATCGTGGTTCCGTTTTTACGCCCATTGCAAGTTCGTGTGCTTTGCGGATTATATTGGTCGGTTGTAGCATATACCTGCGAACCCGTTGCACTATCAGATGGCCAGTTCAGTTCACCGGATGCGTTGTAGTAGTCAAATCCCGGAGCACTGATTGGAATTGTCAGTAGTTTTTGGTCATACGTATTTGTCCGCGATTTCATATAGGCTTCATGGGTTGTATAATACGCCTTACTTAAAAGCGTAGACGCTCGTTTAATAACCCTCGTCGGTGGGGTGCATGAAATACATTTTGTATTATAAATTCCGGTAAGTATTTGGTAGTTTTGATCGGTTCCTGGATTTTCCACAGAATTTCCTATCTGGACGTAACCATCGTTTTCAATGATAGTTCCGGAGTTCAATGTAGACGAAGAAAGACTATTTTCGCCTTGTTTCGTAAATTTTTGCGAAATTGTATACGCATTACCGCCACCATTGTTAGCATCAGCACAAGTGCAGTCTCCGTTCGCGCGATATATTTCGCCACCAGGTGTAGCCGCAAGCTGAATCGTGGCTACTCGTGTACCTGATGATACAACACCACCAAATGTAGAAGGTCTTAGTTGTCTTCTCCAGTGTTTAATAGGACGTGGCTTAAAATCGACACCATTTGATTTTTGGGGTTCGGGTTGATTTGGGTCAATTCCATTAGCTAAAGGTCGACTAAGTCCGGGAATAACACTAACAGCGGTTCCGTCTTTGGTGGCATAATGTGGAACCCTTGTAGTTATTAACGAATTCGAAGCGCTAAAATTTAGAGGAAGGTTTATTTTAGGACGTATATCTGGATTTGAAATTGAACTTGACATTTATGTATTTTATGCAATAGTGTATATTTCTATGTCTATATTTATATTAGAATATAATATTAGAATATAATATTATAAATATATGAATAATTTAATAAATTTCATAAATTTCAACAATTTAAATAGTATATTTATAGCATTATTTACTATACTTTTTTGTTACATTCTGTTTTACTGGATATATAAATCATGTTTTGGTTTTAAAATAATAGAAGGTATAGATGGAGAAAAGAAAAAAGATGGAGAAAAAGAAGAAGATGATGAAAAAGAAGAAGATGGAGAAAAAGAAGAAGATGATGAAAAAGAAGAAGATGTAGAAGATGTAGAAGATGTCAAAGCTTCAGACCCAAAGGTAGTTACAAAAGATTCTGTAGAAAAAAAGGATAAAAAAAAAAGTAAATCATCGGGTTCAAAGGATGCTGAAAAACAAGCAAATGCTGCAAATGAACAGATGTTAGAAGACAATAATAACAGAGCACAAGCAAACCAACCAACGCCTCCGTCAGATAAATTATTACAAGCAAAATTTAATTAAATAATTTAAATTATTTAAAAAAAGTTTAAACTATTTAGATTATTTTACAATAACAAAATAATAATTATATACTCATATAATAGTATATAATTAAATAAAATAGTAATAGAACCATAAATATATAAACAAAAAAACAAACAAATGTCCGGTAGTGGAAATGATGGCACTCCTGCTGATACTAACTACATGTATTACAAATATATAAAAACACCATCTGACTTAGGAATGTCACCTGGTTACAATTTATCAAATATATCTGATGGTGTCGGAGGTATAGTATCTTATATAAAACTTCTTGTTGAAGGAAAATCACCTGCCTCAAAAACAGGAAAAACTCTTGGGAATAAATATTTTTATACGACATCGCAAAAATGTACAGACCCGACTGGAAATAGTCAAACATTATCCCTATATGTTGACAATGTTCCAACGGGTAATTTAGGAGTAATTCCTGCCGGTGTTGGTGGTAACTTTTCTAATTTTAAAGGACTTATTCCCGGTCTTCTTGAAAACGCATTTTCATTAGCCCAAATTAATTTTTTTTCGGCATTTACAAGTATGGACCCTCCTAAATGCCAACAAGTAACGCTTCAAACAATCGATGTAAATAATAATGTAAGCACAGGAACTGCTTTTTTATCTAACGATGATATAAAAAATATTTCGGCTTGTAATTTTGTAAATAATAATAATACAAATATTGTAACCGGTGGAAAATGTTCAGATGGATTTATGGTACGCGATGAAACAAGAGTTAGTAAAAGAAGAGAAAAAAGGTATAAAAAAATAAATAAGAAACTAAATAAAAAACTTAAAAAATTATATAAAAACGACGGCGACGACGATAGCAGTAGCAGCAGCGATAGCGACGGCGACGGCGACGGCGACTCTAGCAGTAAAAAATATAAGAATACAAATAAAGGATACAAAATAATGATGCCAGATGATATTTTCCTTAAAATATTTATACTTTCATTTGGAGCTCTTTGGGTGTATATTGCTCTCAAACTAATGGCAAATATGTATAAAAAGAGATGATAATACCTAGTGCGACGTGTGTGTGCATGGTTTTCAGAATATTATTTGAATATTATTTATTATTATTTATCGGAATCGTAAATAATAATACTAGTGTAAGCTTATTAAACTTTGCTACTGCTAAATGTATACGCGGTTTCACCTGCGGTGTCTGCGAGTGTGCTTTCTAGAACCACGACGGGATTTACGCGACCCGCGTCTACGACGCCTACCTCCACCTGTTAATGCTGCTGCTGCTTTAAATGCTGCTTCTGCAATTGCAGCATCTCCTCCTCTGCATTTGCGTCCGCGACGGCGTCTACGAGTGCGTCCGCCGGTTTGATCCTGTGCCTGACCCTGTGCCTGAGCCTGAGCCTGTCTAAACATTCCTTTAAACATTTCCAACATTTTTTTATATATTAACATAAGAAATTAATATATAATTTATAAAAAATAGAAATAATCAACTACCCTCTTCAAAACTTGAATCGTTTATACAATTCAAAAGCAGCTAAACCACCAAGAACTTGAGCAAGGATATATCCAATCAAATCCTGTTTTGACAATTTACCCGCAACAACCATCATGACAGAAACCGCAGGATTGAAATTACCTCCAGAAATCTTTCCTCCCAAATAAATCGCTAAAGCAAGTGCACCACCGATTGCAAGGGCGTTTCCAGTAGAAATAATAACATACAAGAAGAACAAAGTTCCTAAAAATTCAACCAAAAATTTGTTAAACATTTTTTGTTTATATACTAAAAAAATATAAAAATATATTAGGACGCATAAATTTGCCGATTTCCTAAAGATGATAAAATAGATGAACCACCTGACTGAAACGGGTTTTCAATCGCACCCTTCTTTTTGGGCGCTACGCATCCACCACTACGACACCTTTGACGCCGTATATTTCGAATTGTATTGTCATTGTTTTTCGTCTGGTATGGAGCATCAAGTGCAATACCGACTTTATATGCCGATTTACCAATTGCATTATATTTTATCATATTGATATATTGGTCGCCTGATACAGGAACGGGAATCGGTTTTCCTGCTAAAACGCGGCGTTGGTAATGACTATGAAACATACTTGTAGTATAGTTTGTATTGCTTGCAACTTTTGAAGTCGACGGCGCAAGAGAGTCCGCCGAATAAAAATTCTTCTGTGCATTCATAAAAGACACACGCGCATTTGCTACATTTCCTGTTTGGTCGGTTGGGTATTGCTGATTGGGTGCAGGAGCCACACAACTTTGAATACCATTATTGCCACGTTGTTTAATAACAATACCTTGAGTAGGAGGACCATTGAAATAATATTGTAATGTTCTTATAGTGACGCCTGACATTTAAAACGTATATATACTATATATACTAAATTATATATATTATATATACACTAAATGCTAAAGTGTGGCATTCGCCGCCGTGCGTATAATTTAAAACCTATGCACGCGTCTCCAAGCCGATTGTGAACTGCTAAACTGGTCACCACCAAAACTATAGTCATTA